TTGCTGGCGCGATCACTCGTAACAATCCATTCTCATTCTTTTCTGATATTGAAGAGAGACATACTTTCAATGTTGGCTCTAAGAATGCTATGGAGGTATTTGCGAAAGATAAGCATTCAATCATTGGCCAATGGGGCGGTGACCTTGTGCGTCATGGTTACCAGGTTCGGCTGTTGAAAAATGGCGGTTCAGAAAATGAATCGCTTTTTATGTACAAAAAAAACCTGTCTAGCTATCAACACAAGACCTCTACAAAATCTTTGAAAACTCGAATCACCTTCAAGACTACTGTCAAAGGTGAGGGAGAAAAGGCGCCTGACCGTAAGTTTTCTGTGGTAGTGGATAGCCCACTCATTAACAAATACAGTCAAATATACGAAGATGTGATTGAGGTTAATGACGAAGATGTGAAAGATGAGGCGAGCCTGCGAAAATATGGCGAGCAGTATTTCAAGACATCGCTCTGTGACATGATGGAAGATAGCCTTGAACTTGAGGTTGTCGGCCAGAGTGACGTGCCTGTCCAGATGTATGACATTGTGAGCCTGTTTCATGAGGTATACAATCTGGATGTGCGCAAGAAAATCACCAAATACACTTACTCACCGATGGCTAATAAGCTACTATCTATTGGATTTGGACGATTCAAGTCAGGTTTGTCCAACATGGTTTCTAACGCGGTCAGTGACGCGGTTAAGAATGAAGCTCAACAACTTCAAGATGATTTTGAAAGGCAGTTAGCAAGAGAACTCAAGAATGCTGATCTTGCATTTGATAGGCAGAAAGAAGAGTTGGTCAATCAATTCACAGACGGTCTCAATGCTGCCAAAGCCAGAGCCGAAGAAGTCAAGAGACAACTCTCTGACACTATCGACCAGCGCTTTAGCAGTTTTGACAATGGCCCTTTACAAGAGGTGAAGCGCAGAGCTGAAGAAGCCTTGCGAAATGCTGGCGCCAGCAACTTACTTGCTCAAGAAGCGAAGCGGATTGGGTTGGACTCTGTTGCCAGACTTGAAGAGTTTAAGAGACAGGCTACAAGCGCTCAAACGGCTCTATCGGGTGATTTGGATGCTCTGAAACGGACTATCGCGAACGATATTCGACCGAAGCAAGAACAGGTTACAGCTGAGATTGCCAATCAAGTTGAAGCACTTGTTCAGACCAAAAAAGAACTGGCTGGTGTGAAGTCAGCGCAAGCGACATATGAAGAGACAACGACGCGTAGACTGGCAGAGCTGACCAACTTGGCCAACGGTAAGGCGAGCAAGTCAGAACTCACACAGACAGCCGAGGAACTGGCGAGTAAGCTGGCTAGTGTGCAGTCTGGTAGTTCACGAAATTACTTCAGGAATTCACGTTCAAGAACGTTCACGACAGGAGATCAAGCGACATACGACTATCGAACATTCATCGTTCCTGATTTTTGGAAGAATAATGATAGATTCAAGCGAGATTATGTCCGCTTATCTTTCGACGTGACTTTCCCTGTCGCCCTAGCTAAAGATATACAAGCCAATGTTTATTTTGGTGCTCATCCGTGGTATGCCTACAGAAACTTAGTCTTTAAAGGCGGAACGACCGAGCGTCAACATTTTGAGTTCACGATTGACTTATCTAGCTCTTCTGAAACCTATCAGACTAATAATGTATTCATACGTTTTGGGACGAATTACGGCTTTCCAGCTGATTTGCAGGTCGTCATTGAGAACGCTATGTTATCGGTCGGCAATTATTTCCCAGCCTATCAACCAGCGTATGAAGACCAGGAAGACCGTGTGTCAGTTGTTGAATCTAACTTCAGACAGCGCGCTGATTCGCTAGATGCTGGTGTGAGCCGTCTGACTGAAGGTCTCAGAACCAAAGCGGATGTCAGCTCACTCAACGCAACTGCGGAAAATATCCGGCAATCTGTGAAGAGTCTTGAGACAGACACGCAGAACAAGCTGAATCAGAAGTTGAGCATGGCTGAGTTTGAGGTGCGAGCAAGCGGAATCCGTCAGGAAATCCTGAACGCAACCAAGGATAAGGCAGATAAGACTTTAGTTATTACTGAAGCTGGAAAAATCCGTGAGGAATTGACCACTATTCAGACCTATGTCAATAAAGATGGTCAGCGACAGGAAGCCCTACAGCGCTATGCTCGTGAGGAAAGCTCAAAACAAGCAATGGCTGTACGTGAACTGGTCACTCGAGACTACGTTGGTAAGGCAACCCATCAAGAAGATGTGAGAGGTCTTGAACGTAAGTTTGAATCTATCACCAACCCACAAAATGGTTCGATAGCGACTCAGATTGCCAAATACAAAACAGCAGTAGATGGCCGATTTGCAGATATCACTTCATTGATTGATGGTAAGGCTAATCAGGCTGATTTTCAGCGAGTTCGAGAAACTAGCCAACTCTATGAGCGAATTTTGGGCAATACAGATAATGGAATTGCTGATAATGTCGCTCGCATGGCTTTGACCAATCAGTTATTTCAGGTTGAGGTTGGGAAGTATAGTGTCAGTGGCCCTAACCTTATTAAGAATAGTGATTTCAAAAATGGCACGAATGAATGGGCATCTACTCAAAATCTGGGAAGATTGGTTAAGCATGGCTTTTATCACAATAGTCAGAAAGACCTCATGCGTTTAAGTAATTCGACTCAAAGTGAAAACTTCTTGTATAGTCCTCGTTTTGAACTCGAACGAAACACTGATTATGTGCTGAATTTTCGAGGATTTAACAATAGCGCTCTAGTAAGCTATGATGTTTTCATTTTAGGAAGAAAAACAGGCGAGACCAATGGCTTCACAATCATAAATCAGGTTATAAAAAGTAAAAAACTATCCACCGCTAAATGTGAAGACGTCTCAATCACATTTAATTCAGGTGAAATGGATAATGCATTCATTCGATTCGATAACAATGGCGCACAATCCGGAACTGCTGATTTATACATCACAGAGGTTGATTTGTACAAAGGCTATAAGCCTCGTCCATGGCAACCACATCCAGAAGATGCAGTCACAGATGCGAATGCGAAGCTAGAAGCGATTCGTACACAGATGACCTTGCTTCAAGGCTCATGGTCTGTTCAGAATCTAACTAGTGCAGGTTCGATTGTTTCGCAAATCAATGCGACCAACAATCAAATTCTGATTGAAGCTGAGAAAATTCGGCTGAAAGGTAAGACCTTGCTTGATGAATTGACTGCTATTCAAGGTTACTTTAAGCGCTTGTTTGTCGACGAGGGAGCATTTGCTAAGCTGAACGCTGAGATTATTGCTTCAAAAACCATCACAGCAGATAAGCTGGTCATGGATATGGCCATGGCTCGGATGTTCGTCTCAAGCGATATCTTCACGGATACGCTTGCGGCTAAAGAGGCCTTCATCAACAAGCTTCGGTCAGTCGTAGTCACGGCGACTTTGCTTGAAGGTTTCAAAGGGCGGATTGGTGGATTCCAGATTGGGACGCATGAGAAAGACTCCTCTGTGTACTGGATAACTGGTCAAAATCAATTTTCTGTCGGCATGAGCAACGGGTCTGGCCACTGGTCACAGACAGCTTTGTGGGTCAACTGGGGAAACAATTGGGGCTATCCTGGTGACTATGCTTGGTTCGTTAAACATACAGGTCAAATGTATTGCTATAATCGCGCTGAATTTTGGAATACTCCCATTATTCATGGAGATTTAAAAGTAACCGGTCATATTTTCTACAACAATGAGAACTCAGGAAAATCTGGTCATTGGATTCACTCGTCTAAGTACTCAAATTTTGAGCCATCGGATAACTATCTCTATCTTTATTACAGTGGTTCAGGTTACGACTGGATTCCGATGAACAAAGAGATTTCAGACCGTCGATATAAGCACAATATCGAAGCTAGTACAGTCTCAGGTCTCGATGTAGTCAAAAATCTGAAGACGTACAGCTATCTCAAAGAATATGATGGCAAAACCGAGGATATCGCTTGCGGTATTATGGCGCAAGATGTCCAGAAGTACGCTCCTGAAGCATTTTTTGAAAATCCTGACGGCGCATACTCTTACAACACATTTGCTCTTGTGCCTTATCTTATCAAGGCCATTCAAGAGCTCAATCAAAAAATAGAAATATTGGAGAAAACATGAACGAACAAGACAAACAAATTAGCAGTTTAACAATTAAATCACTAAGCGAGCGAGTCAGTAATGAAGCCACTCAATCGGCTACGCTAGAAGCTCTCTACACGGTAACCGCTATGGAGCTTGAGCAGATGAAACGAATCATCGAATCTGACGAAGAGCTCAAAACTAAATTTGAAGAAGTGAAAGGAAAAATGACAAATGGCAATTAACAATTATGAACTAGCAAGCAAACCTTATACTCGTGGCTTGGGCGAAAATGTGGCGACTGTAGTAGAAATTCGTCTCTCAGAAGGCAATCGTTACAGTACGAACATGCGTGAGCTTGTAGGCGATCGTACGAATGAGCAAGAGGACGTCTTGATTCAGGCAGTGCTGGATATCCTGAAAGCTGAATTGGATCCAGGCGCAGCAATCGTGCAAGCGCAAGCTAAGCTTGAGCAAGCTGAGCAGCAGATTGCGCACAACAAGAGCGAACAGGATAGACTTGCTCAAGTCATCAAGCAGACTGAGGAGAATTCGAAGGTGAACCAGAAGGTCATTCATGTTCTTGTCTTGAACTCTGTCATGAGCAAGAATATCGAGTACGGCACGACTTATAAAGAATTGGTTGAGTTGATTCCACTAGCTGAAGTTGGTAAGACCTACTTACCACATGACCTAATTACCATTGAAGCCCCTGAGCACGTAGAGGTCAATGGAGAAGGCAAACGCATTTTGGTTCAACTTAACAAAGAATTCACATACAACGGCGAGCCAGTCAGCGCGTTTGCCACCAATGGCTCTCTGGAGCAAAACGGAACTGGGGTCGCTTGGAAATTTGAAGGGAAAGAGTAGAGGTGTGTATGCAAGATTTGGTATTACAAGATTTACTCGATCACCTTAAAAATCTATCGTATAGTCCGTACATTCATTTCTTTTTCTGGTTGATGGTATTGGATATTGTGACTGGTTACATCAAGGCATTTAAGACTAAGAGATTTGATAGCAAGGTAGGAACAATGGGATTAATTCGTCATTTCGTTGTATTTCTCGTCATCTTACTTGTTGCTATGTATTCACGTTCACTTGGTTTTCGTAGCTTCGGTATTGCTTGGACAATGTTCTTCTCGTTCAATTATCTGTTTTCAGTAATTGAAAATTGGGAGATGATTGGACTAGCATTTCCAGAATTTTTGAAACCATACATCAATCAGATTAAGAAAGATAACGCTCGTAAGATAGGGCAGTTGCTGGTCAATATCGACCAAAAAGACAAAGTAAAAGTAGAGGAGAAAGACAATGCAACAAATCAATGAAATTATCGCAAATGGAGCAATCAGCATTCTTGTTATTTTGGCTGGTATCGCAGTCAAAGCGGTCAAGGACTACCTGGTTCAAAAAGGTGGAGAAAAGACCATCAAAATTGTTGAAATCCTTGCTAAAAATGCGGTCAATGCCGTGGAGCAGGTAGCAGCTGAAACAGGCTATAAAGGTCAAGAAAAGCTGGAGCAAGCCCGCACTAAAATCCGTGCTGAACTGACCAAATACAACATCAGCATGACTGACAAAGACTTAGACACATTTGTCGAGTCAGCTGTGAAGCAAATGAATGATGCTTGGAAAGGGGAATAGTTATGGATATTGATACAAGCAGATTAAGAACTAATTTACCTCAGGTTGGTGTACAACCTTATCGACAAGTCCATGCACATTCAACAGGGAACCGTAACTCAACCGCTCAAAACGAAGCAGACTATCACTGGAGAAAGGACCCTGAACTAGGGTTCTTTTCTCATGTGGTTGGTAACGGTCGTGTCATGCAAGTAGGACCCGTAAATAACGGAAGTTGGGATGTTGGTGGTGGTTGGAATGCTGAGAGTTACGCAGCAGTCGAATTGATTGAAAGCCATGGCTCAAAAGAAGAGTTCATGCGTGATTACAAGCTCTATATTGAACTTTTGCGAAATCTTGCAGACGAAGCTGGTCTGCCGAAAACGCTTGACTCTGATAGCCTTGCAGGCATCAAAACGCATCAGTATTGCACTAACAACCAACCAAACAACCACTCAGACCACGTTGACCCTTATCCATATTTAGCAAAATGGGGAATCAGTCGCGAGCAATTTAAGAAAGATATTGAAGGTGGTCTGTCTGAAGCTAGCTGGAAACGTAATGAAACTGGCTGGTGGTGGGAAGAGTCGGATGGTTCTTATCCGACAGACCGCTGGAAGAAAATCAATGGGGAGTGGTTCCGATTTGATAATCGTGGCTATTGCCTAATTAATCGTTGGTTTAATGATGGTAAAGACTGGTTCTATCTTGATAAACGTGGTGCGATGGTTACAGGCTGGATGTACATCAATAACCGCTGGTATTACTTCAAATCAGATGGGCGCATGGCCAAGGGTTGGGTGAAATACCGAGAAACCTGGTATTATCTTGACGAGAAGGATGGAGATATGAAATCCAATCAATTCGTTAAATATGGTAACGGCTGGTACTACCTCAAACCAGATGGATCTATGGCAGACAAGCCAGAATTTACTGTTGAGCCAGACGGCTTGATCACTACAAAATAAATTTTAAATAAAGAAAGGAGATTCTATTTTTCTTCTTAATGACCCGCAGGCAATAGCTTGCGGGCTTTTTTGTTTGCTTTGGAACAAGAAAATATCTAACTGACCGACGTTGATGTCGGCCAGTTATAAAATAAATGATTTGTCTGAAAAATTGACTTGTTGACATCAACAATTAGCTTTATAAAGCGCATGGTTGCCAATTTTGTTGATGTTAACAAAGATGTGATTTTAACCATTTTTTTAATGGATACAACAAAGGATACAACGAATCGCTCAAGTCCTATTTTAATAAGGTTTTTGAGACTCCCACCGGCTCCATTATTTCTTTGCATTCTTTTGCGCATTCCTTGGTAAAACGTTGTTAAATCAACGTTTTTTATTTTTGTCTTTGGTATTCCTTGGTATTCTTTTGCGAAAAAAGGATACAACAAAGGATACAACATTTTTGTCGTATCCTAGAAATCTATGTACTTCGCAAAGCGTTCTCCAATGTCATCCTTTGCTTGCTTAGTTATGTGAGTATAAACGTTCATGGTTGTTTTTAAGTCAGAGTGTCCTAGACGATGTTGGACTTGCTTCAAAGTCATACCAGCATCAAAGCATAGACTAGCGTGTGTATGCCTGAAGCCGTGAATTTTAATCGGACGTAGGTCGCTTCCTTCAACAATTTTGATAAGCCATTTTCTGGGAAGAGTGCTTGGAATTGGTTTCTTAAATTCATTTTCAAAAATATATTTGGTATTTGGATTTTGTTTTCTCCATTTTTTCAAAATATTTTTTGTCTTTTTATCCAAGCTAATCAGTCTATTGCTACTGACGGTTTTGGTATTACCTATTTCTTCGCCTCCAAACCCCCTTGTAATAGCCTTATTTATGTCCAGAGTATTATCTGTCCAGTCACTCCATTCAAGGGCTAAAATCTCCCCTTTTCGAGCGCCTGTGAAGGCTAGAAGACGGAATAGAGTTATCTTCTCTAGATCCTTTGTCTTAGCAACAAGTTTCAAGAACTTTTGAAGTTCGTCTTTGCTGTAAAAGTCGCTCTTGTTATTTGATTTCTTTCTTGTTGATGTAATCACGCTATCAACTGGATTTGTATCAATGTAGCCATGCCTTATTGCGTATTTAAAAACATTATTCATCAAGCCCTTTAGCTTACGACCATAAACTAATTTCTTCGACCACTCATTGGCTTGTTCCTGCATTTGGAGCGGTGTTATCGTAGCTATTTTTCGTTTTCCGAAAGCTGGATAGATGTGATTCTTGAAATTTCTAGATGTTTTGATGTAGGTGCTTTCTTGTACAGTTTCAGAATAATCTTCAAGCCATCTTTTGGCAATTTCTTCTACTGTAATATCTTTTCTGTATTGTTCTCCATTTTCTATATCTTCTTGAAGTTGAAGTAGTGCTGCCCTTGCTTTGGCTTTTGTGGCAAATCCCTTTTTTCGAGCGTACTTACTTTTTCCGTTTTCTTTTCCGACATAAACGATGAAACCATAAGCCGTCTCACCGTTTTTCTTTTTATAAGACTTGATTTCCATTGATTTTTACCTCATTTCTTGATAAAATGGGTATAAGAAAATGACCTTTTGAATGGTTATTTCTTATACATGATTTCCTCACACTCTCCTCGACCAAAATTTGAGTGTGGGGATTTTTTATTTTTTGGCTAGGTGCCATATTGTTAAATCTAGATAATACGTTAATTCTTTTTCACGAGAAATAACTCTCTCGGTTTCGATGTTTAGTGTTTTATATGGACCACCTCTACCAGTTAGGATTGCATCGTATCTGTAATTTGGATTAGCTATGTAAGATGAAATTTGTGATGCGATCACAGCTGGTAAGTATCCAACAAAGATATTATTCACTAAAACTTTGATAGCATTTTTATCATGCGGATTTGAAGGTTCTGGTAATAGTTGAACGTCTACTGTTTTCAATTTATTGTATTTGTAAACAGGTTTATATGTTTCGAGCATATAAGATTTCAAAGATTTATTATCTTTTCCAAAATAATGGACACCCTTGGAAAGAAAATCAGCAGCAGCTTCGGCTTCTTCTTTATGATAATTTGTTCCCATTAACAAGAAGTCTTCTCGGAAAACAATTGTATCAATCTGTGGGCTGTAATTTTCAACTTTCTTCTTTTTCTCTCGATTTGTAGTTAAACGGCCAATAATGTAAGTTATAAAACCTGTAATGAACAAGAAGAAGCCGAGAGGCGGAAATAAAAATAGGAAAATAGCACCTATAACTATTAGTACAATACCAGTTTCTTTATAATCTTTTGCTGTGTATTTCTTTTTAACATTAGATGTCAGAATAGATTTTTGTTTGTTTGTAACTACTTTTTTCTTTCTCTTTTTAGATGGTTTCAGCGAATCAGAAAGTCCAAATGTTGTCTTATGATAGACCTTGTTATACATGGCTTTCTTGGGATTCTTTATCCATCCCACGCCTTTCTTACCATATCCAGGGATAATAGCTTTTTTAGCCTGCCTTTTCCATTTGCTGGTAGTCCTAGCTTTTAGGCTTTTAGTTAGACTTGGTTTTCTCATTCCTATTTTCATTTTCTGCTCCTAATCAACTAATCAATGAATAATATTCGTCAATGACCATTACTTCATCAGTGATGGTTTTTAATTTGTGTTTTTTCATGAAATTTAAATAGTTAAAAGATTGTTGATCATCTGAGTTTTTCAATTCTTCCTCGATCAATTGATGAATCATAATGCGATTTGCTTCGTTTTCACATTTTGTATGATTGTTTTTATAGAGAACAGGAGTGTGAGAAAGATGACCTAGTTCATGGTAGACAACACGTTTTATCGCTTCATCAGACAGTTTGTTATTTACAAAGATAGTTTTGATATCCTCGATATAAATGCCAGGACGTTGCCACAAATCTTTATCAAAGTAGTAAAGAGTTACTCCACAAGATTTCACAAAGTCGTCAATCTGCATAGGCTATCTACCTCTCAAGTATATTTCTATGATGTTTTGAATCGCATCAATATCTTCTTCTGTAAGTGGCTTACCATCGAATGTCTTTGCATTCTCTGCCATCTTTCGGAGATCGTCAGACGTGTATCCTGCGATTGTATCATTGTTTGCAATAGCAGGATTATCAGTGCGTCCGAGCAGATAGTCAGTGGATACGTTGAAGTAGTCTGCGATTTCTTGGAGACGGTCAGATTTAGGAGTTTTTTCTTTCAAAGTATAGAGGTAATTTATACTATAGCCTAAGTCTTCGGCAACTTTTTGAAGACTTATTCCTCGTTTTTGAGCAAGCTCCTTAATTTTTTCAAGTGTTGAAAACATTGTCATAGTACCTTTTCTAAGACATGACAAAAAATATTTTATAAAAAAGTGTTATTTTCTATTGACAAAAATAATACTAAAGTGTAAAATAGTTTTTGTAAGTTAATGAGTTAGTAAAAAACAGAGTTAAAACTTATCTAAAAATAAATAGCTTTGGCGAGCAAGAAAATTGATAGATATAATGTTTTATCAAGGTTTTTAATTATGCTTTCATTTTACACTAAGGTGTAAAAGTTGTCAAGCATTTTATAAAATAATTTACTAACTCTTTAACTCTATTAAAACCAAAAGGAGGAGGAACATGAGCCAACAACATCGCAAATGGATTGAGCTTGTAAAAGAGCGAATTGAGAAACGTGGATGGTCACAAACGGACTTGGGCATTGTTGTAGGTGTTAGTCCATCAGCCATCACACAGCTGCTTAAAGATGGAAAAGGGAGCGATGACTTGAAGCTTCGCATTAACAAGAAGTTGCGAATCAATGAGTCGTGGGAGAAATTTGAGGAGTAGGAGGAAGGAAATGAGACCAAAAAGGTATCCGTATAGCGGGAAAAAACAGTCCACCTTTGTAAAGGCAGACAATGAGTTAGTTCAAAATATACTGATAGATTCAAAAAGTCTGACAACAAAATTACAAGCCAAAGGCATAAGTGCTGGTAATATCATTTGTATTGATGATTATAGATAAAGGAGATAGTGAATAGGACATGAACGAAGATGAAAAAGTAGAATTATTGAAATTCTTAATGACAGACTATGGGCGAGGGTATCTAGCTGGAATAGTTAACGGGATGTCAATACTTTTGAAAGTTTTAAAAAAAGAAGAGAAGGAATAGAGAGGAGAAGAAAGATGAATGAATCTTTTCTTACGATACTAGGCATATCAATGATTGCTAGTTTTATTACGAATTTAATTGCTTACTTAGCTGGTAAACATCATCTGAAAAAGAAAATTAAAAACCACAAAGTGTGGTTTGATTCTGAGATAGAGCGTATCAAGAAAGATTATCATTTATGATTTTTCTTGGATAATTTTTTCACAAATTGTTTTTGAAGATTGGAAGGTTGTTGCTTGTTCGCGAATTGACTAAGAGTGCTTATATTTTTTATTGCTACATCTGCAGATATTTCTCCTGAAATAGCTTTAAAAATTAGGTCATTTATCTTTAAATTTTGGTCTGTTTGAGTGTCTAGTTGAGATACTTTTTCAAGTTCAAGTAATCTTAATTCGTGAGTTTGTTTCAGCGAATCAAGCTCTTGTGAGTGTTGCTTTTGCATTTTGTCCATATCTTGTTTAAATTGATTTTCGATATTTTCAAGCTCTTGTGAGTGTGCGATGTTGATTTTATCAATTTCATGCTTGCTGTTTCCTTTAGCAGCGATGTAAGACCATATACCAGAAACCAAGGCAGGTATGGCAGCGATCGCAAGTGTTTCTATAAAACTAAAATTATTCATAAGATTTCTCCAATCGTTTTATTATCTTTATTATACCAAATCTAGAAAGGAAAATATATGAGCCAACAACATAAAAAGTGGATTCAGCTCGTCAAAGACAAATTGAATTCAGAAGGAATGACACAAACACATCTTGCCCGTGCTTGTGGAGTTAAGAAACCGACCATTTCAGAATTGCTGAAGTATGGTAAAGGTAGCGACAGATTAAAAAACCGAGTATGCGATGTCCTAGGCATCGATGAAAGCTGGGTTGATTTAGGAGAGTAGGAGGAAGGAAATGTTTCATCATTATATAACCCATTATGCAAGCAATGGGAAAGATTACGCCGAAGCATGGATTCAAATCAACATTTTTGGGAAGTGCTTTTGTTTATGGAAAAAGCGTACAACCATTGAACGATTGTACGCAAACGAAGATTAGACTTTCTCGTTAGCTGATTTAGGAGGTTGAATGGAAGATAAGATCATTGAACTTGCTGATTACTTCATCAGCGAATCTACAACGTACAGAGAAGCAAAAATAGCGTGTGAGAAGCTATTAAAACAAGTTAGCCATGAGATTGAGCTCAGAGCTATGGAAAGCAATATTGTGTAAACAAAAAAGCACCTAACGAGGTCAGGTGCTAATCAAAAAAACTAATTAAATTATAACACGAAAGAGAGGAAATTGCCAATGGCTTTGGAATTGTTTGGAGAAGATTTCAAAAATGAACTGCTGGAAGAGCTTGTCCAGTTGAATGTGCAAGCTATGACTGAAGCTAGATTACGAGTGGCAAGAGGCACGAACTGGGCTTCAATCAAAGATGTTCAAGAGAAAACGGGTTGGGGTCGCAAGAAAATCGAAGATTTCAGAGATGCAGGGAAATTCCGCTATCAGCAAAATGCCAAAGGCGGTAAGTATCTATATGACTTGAACGACGTACTACGTTTTCAAAGTCAGTTAGCAAAATAGAGGAGAATATAAAATGTTTGAACCACCATTAGTTAGCCAGCTTTTAGGGACAGGAGTCGTAGTCATTGGTTTCCTAGGGGCAGGAATCCTAGCACATCAACGAGAGCAACAGGAAATCGAAGAAAGACGGTTGCAAGAAGAGCATGACACGCAAGTTATTAGAGCTTGCAATGAACTGATTGAAATGGGACGTGAATTGGAACGTCAGGAAATCCGCAAGAATATCCGTCGTCCTTTTAAGGGATTCACCTATGATACACAGCCACCTACAGGACTCGCTTCATCGATTGAAGACGTGCCACAAGTTTATAGAGCATGCATCGAAGACTATGACAGGCTAGCCAGTGACTATCAGGAAGAGGCAAGAAATAATGATTTTCTAAGAAGTCAAAACGCTGAGATTTTAGTTGAAAATGGTCGTTTGCTTTATCAAGAAATGACTTTGGATTTCCGTAAGAATCCAAGAAAATGGAGGGCAAAGACATGAGTGTTAGTCGTGAAATGAGCGAGATGGAAATCCGTGTGTTAAACATGATCATGAATTGTGCTACTTTCGATTTGCCTATTCAAGCGAGTGAAATCCGCTTAGAAACTGGACTCTCAAAGCGTAAGCTAGAAGAGGTCATTGAGAGTCTGCGTGTGAATTTTGGTCATCCTATCGTAGCTAAGAAGATGAAGCCGAACGGATACTATTTGCCTCGTAGCGAGGAGGAGAGACAAGCAGGTCTTGCCCCTTATCGTCGTCAGATCTTAACCGAGCAAAAGAACCTCGCTGCGGTGATGAATATTGATTTGGATAAGTATTGGGGGAATAGCGCATGAATGAAGAATTTAGAATACTACCCCATGATCTAGCTGCTGAGCAGTCTGTTCTTGGTTCAGTCTTCATCTCCCCTGATTCACTTATATTTCTAGCGGATGAATTGGTTCCAGATGATTTTTACAAGCCTGCCAATAAGATTGTATTTAAAACCATGTTGTCCTTGCTTGAAAAAGGTGAGCCAATCGATGCGACGACTATGGGGTCCGCCCTCACGAATCAAGGAGATATTTCAAAAATCGGGGGTATCACATACATTGTAGAGTTGGTTAATTCAACACCAACTTCAAAAAATGTGGAACATTACGCAAAGCTGGTGAAAGATAAGGCCACGCTCAGAAAGATGATAGCGGACCTATCTGACTCACTTTCGAGTGCCTATAAGGGCGATGTGTCCATCGATGACATCATCGCAAAGACTGAAAAGTCTATGCTTGATATCAGCAATCAAAATATGGGCATTGGATTTCGTAATGTGGCTGATATCCTTGATACACACATGCAGATGGTCGAGACTCGCTCTCAGACAGATGGAGTTGTGACAGGTCTATCTACTGGATTCGTTGGACTGGACAAGATTACGACTGGTCTTCATGAGGATAATCTCATTATCCTTGCTGCTCGTCCTGCTATGGGTAAGACGGCGCTAGCTCTGAATATCGCTCAGTACATCGCTGTGAAAGAGAAAAAGCCTGTTGCTATTTTCTCGCTTGAGATGGGGGCGGAAAGCTTGATTGAGCGGATGTTAGCAGCTGAGGGCATGGTAGAAGGCTATCATCTAAAAACTGGGAATCTGAGTGTTGAGGAATGGAGTAGGCTAGTGCATGCACAAGGGAATCTTTATGACGCACCTATCTTCGTAGATGATACGGCAGGAATTCGGATTTCAGAGATACGGTCAAAGGCTCGAAAGCTTGCGCAAGAAATGGGAGGTCTTGGAGTCATTATCATTGATTACTTACAATTGATCACTGGCTCAAAAGGTGAGAATCGACAGCAGGTGGTTTCTGAGATTTCAAGGGAATTGAAGATACTAGCTAAGGATTTGAAAGTACCTGTCATTGCCCTATCGCAGTTAAGCCGGGAGGTGGAGAAGAGACAGGACAAACGCCCGATGCTGGCTGACTTGCGAGAGTCAGGTTCGATTGAGCAAGATGCTGACATTGTAGCATTCTTGTATCGTGATGCCTACTACCAGAAAGAGCAAGCCGACAGTCAAGAAGCGAATAATGTGACTGAGCTGATCCTGGAAAAGAATCGGCATGGCAGTCTCGGGACGGTGAAGTTGTATTTTCACAAAGAATACACAAAATTTTCAAGTGTGGAGGAGTAGATGGCACAACGAAGAATGTTTAGTAGAAAAATCACTGAGACTGACCGTTTTCTTGAAATGCCATTATCATCACAAGCTCTCTATTTTCATTTAAACATGGGAGCAGATGATGAAGGATTCATTGACAAAGCCAAGACAATTCAGAGAACAATCGGAGCAAGTGATGATGACATGAAATTACTAATTGCAAAAGGATTTTTAATCCCATTTGATAGTGGTGTGGTTGTTATCAGACATTGGAGAATTCACAATTACATTAGGTCAGATAGATTCCAATCAACATTGCACCAGGATGAAAAAACTCAATTAGAGTATGACCGCTCAAAAACAGCTATGTTAAAACCTTTAGAAAATGTCATACCAAATGGATACCAAATGGATACACAGGATAGGGTAAGTAAGGTTAGCTTAGATGAGGATAGCTTAACTACCTACCCTAAAGAACCTGACAATATCCCTTACAAAGAAATTATCGATTATCTCAATTCAAAGACTGGAAAGAATTATAGAGATAATGTTCAGAAGAACAGATCTCTGATTAAGGCTAGATGGTCTGAAGGATATCGACTAGATGACTTTAAGCAGGTGATTGATAACATGGTTAAGGATTGGTCAGGTACGAAGTATGCGAAATACTTGAGACCAGAAACCCTCTTTGGAACGAAGTTCGACGGTTATTTGAATCAAGGAAATGTTGTTAAACGTGAAAAGAAAACAGACGAAAGGCTAGGTTTTTAGATGAAGCAGTTTAAACAATTCAAAACTAGAACGGTTCTTGATGATGTCTGTGAAATCCATGGATGCCATCTTTGGTCTGTTAAAATCCCTGTTAAGGGCAAGGTTGAGGAAATCAGTCAATGTCCTGAATGCGAGAAAGAGAATATCCGACGTTTTGAAAAGCAGCTGAATATGGAATCTGAAGTTAAAAGCAAGCTATCAGATACTTACGAGGTCTTTGCTCGCGATAGTATCGTTTCAAGCAAGTTGGCCAGCAAGTCACTACATGACTATGAGATTCGAGTTGACATCGATGAAAATGCTATGAATTTTGTGAAGCGGTTGGAGCGTTGCTATGCCAAAGGTGAGACTGGCAATGCTATCATCACTGGTCCGTCTGGTGTTGGTAAGAGTCATCTGACTTATGGCTTTGCTAGATTTCTCAATGAGCAGTTCAAGTCTTATGATGAACCGAAAAGTGTGCTCTTTGTGTCGGTTGTGACCTTGTTTGACAAAATCCGTGAAAGCTTTGAATTTGACAATGGTTTTTCAGAAGCGAAGATGGTCAAGCTACTGTCAGAGGTTGACTTTCTCTTCTTGGACGACCTCGGTAAAGAGAGTCGCAAGGCTGATACGAAGCGGAATGAATGGGCGCATCAGATATTATTCAAGATCCTGGATAATCGGACAAATACGATTATCAACACAAATTTGAGTAGTGAAGAGATTAAAGAGCTCTATTCGGACGATTTTGGGAATGGTGCTCTATCAAGTCGCATTTTTGAAGGGGCGACAGGCAGGTGCTTTGTGTATCCAGCTGGGATGAAGGATAGGAGGTATTGATCATTAAAAAAATGACAGTTTGGGCGCTTTTTGATAGTGGAAATGGTTCGTATCTTAAAGGTGCGAAATATTTGAGCCGTTCAGGGGGGGCGAACATTGACATATATCCGATTGGAATAGATATAGAAAATAAGAACGATCATTTTATAAATTTGAACCTTGCTGACTATGGGCGATTGTTCGGAGACAATACGCTTTTTGATGAGCTAGACAAATTACCAAAACCTGACTTGATTATAGCTAGCCCACCATGTGAAAGTTGGTCAGTAGCTTGTGCTATGTCAAACGGAACAGCTTTCTGGAAACGCGAAGATTTATCAGACAGTTTATTCGTACCCCAGAAGCAAGCAAGTCCATTTACAATTAGACCAAAACAAGATTACATAAATGCTTATCATGATTATGATTTTGAAAAACTTTTTATGAAGCGTCTAAATGGCGAATTAACAGTATTTAATACCATTCAAATTTTAAAAAGGTATCAACCCAGATACTGGATCATTGAGAATCCTGCTAATAGTAAAATGTGGGAGTATATTCAAAAAATATTAGGTTTTCATTTACCTTATATAAATTTGGTTAGATATAACAATTATGACTATCCGTTACAGAAACCAACAAAATTTGTTGGGAATATATTTTTAAATCTAAATTCGGAAGTTAAGCCAGCAAGGACTACATTAACAAACTTTTCCAAATCGTACAATGAGCGTTCAAATATCCCTCAAAAACTTGTGATTGAGATTTTTGAGAAAGTATATAAAGAATTTTTAAAGGAGAATAAAAATGATCAATAATGTTGTGTTGATTGGTCGCTTGACTCGTGATCCTGAATTACGATACACGCCATCGAATGTGGCTGTTGCGACTTTCAACCTTGCAGTAAATCGCAATTTCAAGGGGGCGAATGGAGAGCGAGAGGCTGACTTCATCAATTGCATCATGTGGCGCAAGCAAGCTGAAAATTTTGCAAATTGGGTCAGAAAAGGCGCTCTTGTGGGAATCACAGGTCGCATCCAGACTCGTAGTTATGAAAATCAGCACGGCCAACGTGTATATGTTACGGAAGTTGTAGCTGAGAGTTTTCAAACGCTTGAAAAGAAGGATAACTCTGCAAATCAAGCAAGCATGGAAAACCAGATGCCACCAGGTTTTGGCGCAACAAATCCGATGGATATTTCAGATGATGATTTGCCGTTTTAGGGAGGTGTGAAGGATGAATAGGCAGGAATTGATTAATGCCCCACGGATTTTGTTCCCTGTCGGAACAGAGGTTTTAATAAGAGGGAAGATAGTTGGTTTAAAGGTCCTTGATGACAGATTTGTTGAGAACGTTGTTAAACTTGATTACGGCGAACAAATTATTGCTCCAAACGATGCGATTTATGTCAAGGACGAACCAGAAACAGGCCACGCAGATGAAGCACCACGCTATGTCAAGAATATACTAGCACGATTGCGAGAATTGCCAGTGCATGATCGTGAAGTTTGGTTAAAGGCAATCATGAGTGAATTTGAGCAAGATTTTAGTCATGCAAAATGGCGTGAGGGTTACGAACAAGGAAAGCTTGAAGGCATGGTTGGCCGTGAGAAAGTCACAATTCCGAAATTTGTAGCGGATTGGATTGAGGTTTGTAAAGAGCATTTAACAACTAGTCTATATACTGCTATGAATCCAAACTTTATGAAAGAAAACAACCAAAGTTTCGATTTAATATTATGGATCCAAAAGACGAGCAACCAAGAACTCTTCGCTCGTGCTTGGATTTTCGGCTACGAGGTAGAGGAAGAGAAGCGGTATACAGTAGTGATGAAAGAGACAAAGCAACCGCTATATTATAATGCTTTAGATGAGAAATTATTCTTCTCTATGGGTAAAATAGCTTCACACTTCACCCAACAACAACTTGAAAAACTAAACTTCGGCTGGGTGTTTGATTGTGAGGGTCTGGAAGTTCAGGAGGTGGAATAAATGGAAAATTTAATGTTTTGGGGAATGTTTATTGCTTGTTTGCTGATTTCGGCTATGACATTTTATATTATGTACTCTCAAGCGATGGTCAATAGAGATTTGGAAAGAAAATACCATGACTTAAAACAAGAAATTATAAGAGTTTTTGGTTGGGAAGAATGGGAATGGGCAAATAATTTTAGGGATTATGCTCGCAAAGTTGACGGACTTATAAAATTTAAAAAAGAAATTGAGCAACTTGAAGTCATTAAAAAAGCATTAGAAGTCAAAAGTTTGGAAGAGTTGCAGAAGAAGAAAGAACAGATTGAAAATGTAATCAAAACGTTAGAAAAATGAGGAGGTGGAGTGATGAGTAAATTTGTAATCTCCCTGTCTAAAGATGACCTTGAGCATATCGCTAACGGTTATGATATCAAAATCAAAATCAACGGTAAAAGATTCTTGGAAATAAATGAAATCATTTTGAAGCCTGCATTTATAAATGATGTTATGGCTCCGATATTGAATTATAGAAATAAAATCATCGATACTGAACAGCAAAATCTTGTTAATAATTTTATGGGAGGGGCAAAATGAAACGACCAAACAGATACCCTTACACACGAAGCCAGTGGGGCGAAGAGATTACAATACTTCGCACAAGCGACAACGACTGCTTTAAGTTAAGAGTCGAGCGGAATCAAGTTACGGGGGAGAGTAAGTATTGAAACGATTCATAGCTATCTGGATTCTGCTATCTGCTGGATTGAACATCTGGCAGATGGACAGGATTCGAGATTTGGAAGAGAAGCGTCCGATTACCGTCTACAAGGCGGATAATCAAGGCGCTGAGATATTTGGTAAGGTCGTCGAAAAAGGACGACATGGCAAGTTATACACGATTACGATTCGTGATTACGGGATATTCGTAGTTACGAAAGAGGTGTATGACGAGGTGAAAGTTGGGGATGAGGTGAAAATTTAGATGGAAGAAAAAGAGTTAGAAGAACTTGCTTTTGTTTTTCAAATAGGGCAGCTCGTTTTGCATACAGCAAAGTCAATTATTAAAGATGAGAATTTGTTAGGAAGTAACGGGACGTTCGCTATTGACGGGCACAAGTTCGAGATAAAGATATCCAAGGTATCTGAAAAGGGTATGAGAAAATGAAAGTTTGGGATGAGGTGAGAATATAGTTTTTTCGCTAATAAGGAGGTAAATATGGCAAATTTTGCAGAAGGAACAATTAAACTAAGAGGATATGCAGTAAATATTAAATCAGCTTTGAAATATATGTTTGGAGATGTTGAAAACATCACAATCGAAGAAGATACAGATGGTGAGATAATCACTTTTACTACAACGGATTCTTATTTTTATATCAATGGCACAAAACGTGCTTTTATTGACAATGATAGTTTTGAAATTCATCTTGACGATGATTTTCTTATCATCGAACTTGATAATTTTGAGCAGGCGTGGCGCGCTATCCCAGACGATTATATAGAAATCTCTGAAAAATTTAATGTTGACATTAAGATATTCACGTTTGAACAAGGTATGCAATTTACACAAGAAATTGAAATCTCAAAAGGTAAAATTTTAAAAGATATCGTACGTAAGTATAATAACTATGAATGGGAAGTTCCGTTCAGTAATTTTGGAGGATAAGGAATGAAACCAGAAAAAATTGACAATGTAAACAAACCAAGCCACTACCAAGGCTCAAAAGGTCTTGAAAGTATTGAAGTGATTGATAACTTTATTGGCAATCTGCCAGGTAAGGCAGCATGGTGCTGGGGCAATGCAATTAAGTATCTATTGCGCTTCCAGAAGAAAAACGGTCTTGAGGACCTGAAGAAAGCTAGAAAAAATTTAGACTGGCTTATTGAGGAGATGGAGCATGAGAATAAAAACATCAAATGACTCTATCATCAACGTTGACAGCGTGAAGCGTAGCATCACAATTGAAGGAGTTGAGTTTGGTTCAGATTGTAGCGCTCTGGTATCTAAGAATAAAGACGGAACAGGGACAATTACTCTGATATTTGAAGGAAAAGTTATTTGAAATAGAAACGAGGTGAGCGATGCCCTTCTTTCCTGACATAAACGAAGCCAAAACAAAAGAAAATGCCAAGAGAATTTTAAAAGGCTACCCTAGATGGCGTCGTGTGGCAAATGACACTGATGGGCAGAGAGTGACTACTACATATTCATTCATGCCTCGAAATCCATCAATCGGGAGAGATAGTCAAGTTGAAAAGTTGGCTATACGAAAAGTCGATGCAGAGATTGAACTTGATGCAATCGAGCAAGCTGTCAGTGGATTACATGATCCTTTATACCGTAGGATACTTTTCGAGAAATATCTTCAGTGGGATTGTAAGAAGGATGAATCAATTTCAATGGAATTATCTCTTTCAGAAAGCTCATACTATGACATCTTGGATAAGGCTCTGATGGCATTCGCAGAGTTGTATCGAAATGGTGAACAGATTGAAATTTTGGAGTAAACTTGGAGTTTTTTTGGAGTAAATTTGGAGAAAGTTCGGAGTAAATATATAATTTTGTGTGCTAAAATTATATTATGAAATATTTGTAAAAGGCAGGCACACCCTGCCTTTTCTTGTGAATTGGAGGTGATGTTGTGAAAAAAGTTGATCCAATTCGAGAAGTCGATGACATCGAACGCATGAAAGATTATCTACGTTCTAAAAGCGAGCGTAACTATATACTGATAATGTGTGGCTTGTACTCTGGATTGAGAATTAGCGACATCATTCCACTTCAAGTCAAGCATGTTCTTGGCGATCACATTGATATCTACGAAAAAAAGACAAGAAAAAGAAAAAGATTTCCTATAAATGACCAGCTAAGAAAGGCACTGGATGAGTATATCAGAGAAAATGATTTAAAAAGCTACGATTTCCTTTTTCCAAGTCGAAAGAAAAAACGGTCAAAATCTGGCAATATGCCAGGTGCAAGAATCCATCATATAAGTAGAGAAGCAGCTTATATGATATTCAAAGATGCTGCTTTGCATATTGGTCTTAAAAAAATTGGAACGCATTCAATGCGCAAGACTTTTGGATATCATTTTTATAAACGAGAAGGAAATCTGGTCATGTTGATGAAAATATTTAATCATTCAACACAGCGACAAACGCTCGATTATATTGGATACGAGCAGGATGAGATAGATGATGTGATGCTTAAATTTAAGTATTAAATCATCTTATATTTAACATATTGAGAATTTGGAAATTCAATTTTTAAAAAATAATGCTGAACCCTTGAAGAATCTGACTCTAGGGATATTTGATTGAATTTAACAGAATATAAGATATGTTAAATATACGAGAGTGTTAGAGACTGAAAAAACTCCCCCCTACATCATAAAAATTTAGCCCCCCTACCTACTAAAAAGAAAGGACCCTCCCTAGATGAATACCCCAAAGGACAGACCGGACCGGAGTGGTCCTCACCGAGTTGCTTTTGAAAAGAATAAAAATATTATTCTCAAAACAAAAAATACTTGTGGGATTTGTGGACTCCCCGTCGATAAATCATTGAAGTACCCACATCCTCTATCTCCGGTCATTGACCATGTTATTCCAATCAATCGCAATGGTCATCCGTCAGACATTCGTAACTTACAGCTTGCCCATTGGCAATGCAATAGACAGAAGTCTGACAAGCTTTACGCTGATTATAAATCAGCAAGTAGTACTGTTGTTGGTAACAGGAACTTGCCACAATCAAGAGATTGGACAAAGTACAGAGCTTGAAGAAGCCAAAAAAGAAAAATTATATTATTTTTTAAAAATGTCAAAAATAATTTTGAATACTTAGATCTTGAAAAAATAACAGATGTGTGAAGTAAGTCCTAGCTTAGTATAGGGGGGTATCCCCCTCCCACTAGGCGCTCGCGAGCTTCACGCCGTCACTGTACATTTTTTCTCGCGCCAAATCATCACAATGAAAGGAGAACGGTTTGGAATTAAGAGGAATTGACTATCTCAGGAGGAAGTTGAATCTCTATCGGAGTAGAGTCAATCTGAGATACAAGCATTATGCGATGCAGCACTATGAAGCACCTACAGGAATCACAATTCCTGCACATGTCAGGGTGAAGTATCAAGCCGTTCTTGGTTGGGCTGCAAAGGGCGTTGATAGTCTTGCAGATCGTTTGATTTTCAGGGAATTTGCTAACGATGATTTTAATGTTACAGAAATCTTTAATCGGAACAATCCTGACATTTTTTTTGATAGTGCTATTTTAGCTGCGTTGATTGGTTCATGTAGTTTCGTCTACATTTCGAAGGGTGAAGATGATGAGGTGAGGTTACAAGTCATTGAATCAAGCAACGCGACTGGTGTCATTGACCCTATAACAGGCTTGCTTGTGGAAGGGTATGCGGTGTTGGCTCGTGATGATTACAATCGTCCAACGCTTGAAGCCTACTTCGAGCCCAATGCTACTCACTTCATTCCAAAGGATGGGGAGCCTTACTCGGTTACGAATGAGACGGGTATTCCTTTGCTGGTTCCGGTCATTCATCGTCCTGATGCGGTCCGTCCGTTTGGTCGATCTCGTATTACTAGGGCAGGGATGTATCATCAAAAATATGCGAAGCGTACTTTAGAGCGAGCTGACATCACTGCTGAATTCTATTCGTGGCCACAAAAATATATTATTGGATTAGATCCTGATGCAGAGCAATTGGAAACTTATAAAGCCACTGTATCAAGTTTATTGACAATTTCTGCTAGTGATAGTGGAGAAAAACCAAGTATTGGTCAATTTACTACCGCTAGCATGTCACCTTTTACAGAACAGCTCAGAACTGCCGCTGCTGGATTTGCTGGGGAAATGGGCTTGACATTGGATGATTTGGGATTTGTGTCTGACAATCCATCATCTGTGGAAGCTATCAAGGCTAGTCATGAGAATCTTCGTCTTGCTGGTCGGAAGGCTCAGAGGTCGCTGGGAGCTGGATTGCTAAATGTGGCTTATGTTGCTGCTTGTTTGAGGGATGATTTTCATTATGCGAGAAGCCAATTTGTGAGAACCATAGTCAAGTGGGAACCATTGTTTGAAGCGGATGCGAATACGATGACCATGATTGGTGACGGTGTTGCGAAATTGAATCAGGCCTTACCTGGCTACATCAATGCGGAGACAATTCGTGATCTTACTGGTATCTCTGGAGACATGTCTGCTAGGCCAGTGATAAGCGAGGGTGGTTCAAATGGAGAATGATGTTTTACCTGGTATCTTGCAAGAGGTCCAGGAGAGGTTTGAACGAGATTTTGGTAAGAGCGAGATTGTCAGAAATGCTTTTGCTGCGTTGGAGGCGAAAAAAGCCACTTACAAAACTGCAAATGAGTTTGCGATTGAAATTGGAGAGATTCTCTCTAAAGCTCTAGGAGCGTCTCTGAGCGCCGATAAATTACCAGACGGAAAAATGTATTACAATATCGCTCAGCGTTTGCTGACGGACGTGCTAGGACGAAACCACGAGCTTGTGAGTGGCTATGCTAGCGATGTTCAGAAGAATTTGAATGATGAAGCAAAAATCGGTCTGAAAGTTCAAGTCCCTGAATTGAATCAGGATCGAATCGCTGGAATTGTGAATCGCTTTTCGTCTGAGGAGAATTTTGAGGATGTCAGTTGGTTGCTTGGTGAACCTATTGTGAACTTCACTCAGTCCATTATCGATGATAGTATCCGGAAGAATGCGGAGTTTCATGCTAAAACTGGCTTGGTACCGACGATCAGTAGACACTCTACTGGACGTTGTTGCAAATGGTGTGATAGTTTAGTAGGAAATTACATATATGGTGAAGAACCAGCGAATTTCTACAGAAGACATCAGCATTGTACTTGTGTAATTGATTATCATCCTAAAAACGGGAAACGTCAGAATTCTTGGACTAAAAAATTCAGCAAGGATAGTTCAAATGAGCTAGAAATTCGTAAGCAAATGAATATTGATGTGCGTGATAATAATCGCAAAGCAGATATTCAGGAATACAAGAAAATAGTTGATGTTTTAGGAGTTCAAAATGCTCCTATTTCACTAGCAAAGTTTCAGGATTTGAAGTATAATGGTGGTGAGGGATATCAAGAACTAAAAGACCGCGTCCGTTGGTCTCAGGCTAGCTTTCCCACTGAAAAATCTTTCAACGGGCATTTCAGAAAGCATAGTGAAGAATTTGGTAATATTACACAAGCGCAGTATCTTGAACTAGGGAGGGCACTTTTAGGTGAACCTATTGGCGATAATGTACTTGGTTATGATACGGAATACAGACGTGTAAGATATGATTTAGACAAAAACATATTTGCATTGGGTGATAACAAAAGGGGACGTGTTACAACGATCCTAAAACCAGAGGAAGGAGTGAATTATTTTGAGCAAGATTGGAAAAGGCAACTTGGTGATGATCAATGATGAAGAGTATGTATATTGTCCGGTCTGCGGAACATTGACTGCTGTTTATGACATTTGTGATCATTGTAATTGGCAAAATACGGGTGAAACCAACATTGATGGAGGCCCCAACAAGATGACCTTAGAAGAAGCTAAACAAGCTTATGCTAAGGGCGAACCGATTAAATAGAAGCACTTAACTGAATTTAAAGTTAGGTGCTTTTCTTATGCTTTGAAAGGAGTCAGAAAATGAAGTACAGAAAGAAACCTGTTGTGGTTGAGGCAGTTCAGTTCGTAGATACTGAAGAATCAATTTTAAAATTGTCAGAATTAGGATTAGATCCAGTCCGGATTGATTATGCTGACCTAGATAATCCAATTTTAAAAATAGAAACACTTGAAGGTTTGATGATTGCAACCGAAGGTGATTACATTATTAAAGGAGTTCAAGGTGAGTTTTATCCGTGCAAGCCTGATATTTTTGCAGAAACATACGAAGAATTAGAGTATCTGAATATTTTAGATACTATTTAGGAGGTGATCCGAATATCTCCCAGCGATAGGGTTATCATGCGATGACGATTGAAAGGAAAGTGGAATGGCGAGGAAGAAACTTGGCAATCAGAATCCTACTCAATCGGTGATTTTAAAATACGTCAAGAAGAATTCAAAAGCTAAAGATGCGATTGAACTTTACGAGCGGACTGGTCTTTCTTGCTATGCTTGGCAGAAGAATCTTTTGCTGCCTTTGATGGCTGTTGATAAGAACGGTCTTTGGGTGCATCAGAAGTTTGGTTACTCTATTCCTCGACGAAACGGAAAGACTGAAATCTTATATATCGGTGAAATTTGGGGGCTACATGAAGGATTGAATATCCTGCATACTTCTCACAGGATTTCTACCTCTCATGCCTCTTTTGAAAAGGTCAAACGATACCTTGAAAAAATGGGGTATGTTGATGGTGAGGATTTCAATTCTATTCGAGCGAAGGGGCAGGAGAGAATCGAGCTATACTCAACAGGTGGTGTTATCCAATTTCGTACTAGGACATCAAATGGTGGTCTTGGTGAAGGGTTCGACATGCTGATCATTGACGAGGCTCAGGAGTACACGACTGAGCAAGAATCTGCTTTGAAGTACACGGTTACGGATAGTGAGAATCCTATCACAATCATGTGTGGGACACCTCCGACCCCTGTATCGAGTGGTACGGTCTTTACGAAGTACCGTGAGACTTGTCTTTTCGGGAAAGGGAAGTATTCTGGATGGGCTGAGTGGTCGGTTTCCGATGAAAAGGAAATCGACGATGTGGAAGCCTGGTATAATTCTAATCCGTCTATGGGCTACCACTTGAATGAGCGTAAGATTGAGGCTGAGCTTGGTGAGGATAAGCTGGACCATAATATCCAACGTTTGGGATTTTGGCCAACCTATAACCAAAAATCTGCCATTTCTGAAACGGAGTGGAATGAGCTCAAAGTGGATGATGTACCAGAATTGTTTGGCAAGCTTTCTGTTGGTATTAAGTACGGCCAAGACGGAACGAACGTGGCATTGAGTATTGCTGCACGGACTAAGGATGGCCGTTTCTTTGTGGAAACAGTTGATTGTCAATCTGTTCGTAATGGGAATGAGTGGATGGTTGCCTTTTTGCGTCAAGCTGACGTGGCTCAAATTGTCATAGATGGCGCAAGTGGTCAAAAGATCCTGGACGAAGAGTTGAAGGACTACAGAATCAAGAATGTGATTCTACCAACGGTGAAGGAAATCATCGTAGCCAATGCTCTTTGGGAGCAGGGGATTTATCAGAAGACCATCTGTCACGCTGGTCAACCATCATTGTCCAAAGTAGCTACTAACTGCGATAAGCGGAATATTGGTTCAAATGGTGGTTTTGGCTATCGATCGCACTTTGACGATATGGATATTTCTTTGATGGATAGTGCTTTGCTTGCGCACTGGGCTTGTGCTACGACCAAGCCTAAGAAAAAGCAAAAAATCAGTTATTAAAATAAGCGGTCTTGTGACTGCTTTTTTTGATGCTCAAAATTACCGAACTGCCGGGAAAGCAGGAGAAAGGAGACATGAGAATGTCAGAATTTAAACCAATCACTACACAAGAAGAATTTGATGCTGCTATTAAGGCTCGCTTATCTCGAGAGAAAGAGAAGTATGGCGACTATGACCAGCTCAAGTCTCGTGTTGAGGAGTTGGAAAAAGAAAATGTTGATTTGAAGTCAACAATCGAAGCTAATCGTCAAAGCAAGGCAGATGCTGACAAGCAACTTGAAGAGATGCAGAATCAAATCTCTAATTATGAGACGGCTAGTCTGCGAACTCGTGTGGCTTTGCAGTATGGATTGCCTTATGACCTTGCAGACCGTTTGCAGGGGACTGATGAAGAAAGCTTCAAAGCAGATGCGGAGCGCTTGGCTGGGTTTATGAAACCAGCAAGCAAAGTAGCACCAGTAAAATCAATGGAACCGATTGTTCCGAAAGAAGATGATGAAAGAACCATGTATAGAAACTTGGTTCAAAATTTAAGTATTGAAGATTAAAAAGGAGAAAAAATGTCAGAAGCACAACTATCAAAAGGAAAATTGTTTGATCCAAAACTCGTTTCAGAAGTCATCAGTAAAGTAAAAGGTCATTCATCAATCGCTAAGCTATCACCTAAAAAACCTATTCCATTTAATGGGTTGAAAGAGTTCATTTTCGATTTCGACTCAGATATCGATATTGTAGCAGAAAATGGTAAGAAAACACATGGTGGCGTTACCCTTGAACCTGTAACAATTGTTCCAATCAAAGTTGAGTACGGTTCTCGTGTATCAGATGAATATCTCTATGCTTCAGAAGAAGCTAAAATTGACATGATGCAAGATTATGTTGAAGGATTTGCGAAAAAATTAGCTCGTGGTCTTGATATCATGAGTATTCACGGTATCAATCCGCGGACAAAACAAGAATCCACAATTATCGGAGACAACTGTTTTAACAAGAAAGTTACTCAATCAGTGGCATTTACAGCATCAAATCCAGATGAAAATATGGAGGATGCTATTGGATTGATTGATGGTTCAGAACGTGATGTTACAGGAGCAATTCTAGACCCTACTTTCACGACTGCTCTTTCTAAAATGAAAAATGCTACAGGTGGAAAACTTTATCCAGAATTGGCTTGGGGAAGTGTACCTGATACAATCAACGGCTTGACTGTAGATAAGAATCGTACCGTGTCACACTCTCAAACAGATCCTAAGAATACAGCAATTGTTGGAGATTTCGAAACCATGTTTAAATGGGGATATGCGAAAGAAGTTCCAATGGAAATCATCCAGTACGGAGATCCTGACAATAGTGGTCGCGACCTTAAGGGTTATAACCAGATTTATATCCGTTGCGAAGCATACATTGGATGGGGCATCATGGACGCTGCTAGTTTCGCTCGTATTGTGAAAACAGGAGGTTAATCATGGCTGAGTATGTAAACAAAAAGACTGGTGCAACAATCAATACTAACACAGAAATTTCTGGAGGTGATTGGGTTCCAATTGAAGAATACAAACCTTTGGACTCATTGACTAACGCAGCATTGAAAGAAATCCTTGATGAAAAAGGGATTACTTATGATAGCCGTGCCACAAAAACTGAATTGATTTCGCTGATTGAACAAGCGAACACTGAAGTCCAGTAGTCGCCTGACTGGAGGTAGAGATGGAAAACTTTGCAACAGTCGAAGATTTGAAAAAATTGTGGCGGGCGTTGAAATTCGATGAGGAAAAACGAGCCGAGGCGCTGTTGGAAGTTGTTTCTCATTCTCTTCGCGTTGAAGCTAAAAAAGTTGGCAAAGATTTAGATGGGTTGGTGGCTACTGATCCATCTTTTGCTATGGTGGTCAAGTCTGTCACAGTTGATGTGGTGGCTCGCACGTTGATGACCTCAACTGACCAGGAGCCTATGACTCAGGTGGCTGAGTCCGCTTTAGGTTATTCCTTCAGTGGTTCTTATCTAGTCCCTGGTGGTGGTCTCTTTATTAAAGACTCAGAATTGAAACGTCTGGGCCTCAAAAAGCAAAGATATGGGGTGATTGATATCTATGGGACGGATTAAAGGAATTACTGTAACTTTGATTGGGAAAACCAAGAATGGTCGGGATGACTTCGGGCATCCTATCTATGAGAATACTGAAATTCAAGTAGATAATGTTCTGGTTGTTCCAGCTTCAACAGAAGATGTCACGAATCAGCTCAATTTGACTGGAAAGAAGGCTGTTTATACGCTAGGAATCCCAAAAGGCGACCAGAACGAGTGGAAAGACCGTGAAGTTCGTTTCTTTGGGCGCAAGTGGCGCACGATTGGCATTCCCTTAGAAGGCATTGAAGCAATGATGCCTCTGGAATGGAATAAGAAAGTGATGGTTGAAGCGTATGAGTAATTTCAAAGTCAAGCTTATCGGTGCGGGTGTAGGAGCTCTTTTGAAATCAAAAGAGATTCAGGACATTCTGAACAAAGAAGCGACAGCCATTAAAAAAAGATGTGGTCCTGGTTATGAACAAGATAGTTATGTTGGTAAGACAAGGACAAATGCTATGATTTATCCAGCAACGCGAAAAGCGAAAAGGGATAATTTGAAAAATAACACTTTGTTAAAGGCGGTGCATTAGATGATTGAAATTATTATCAAGAAATATCTTGACGGTCATTTAGATGTACCGTCATTTTTTGAGCATGAAGCTGAAGCTCCTGATAGTTTTGTCATTATTCAAAAGACAGGAGGAAAGGAGCGGAATCATTCTGGTAGTGCGGCTTTTGCTTTTCAAAGCTATGGTCCTACTATGCAGAAGGCTGCCGAGCTCAATGTGAAAGTAAAAAGTGCTGTTAAAGGGTTGATTGAATTAGATTCAATCTGTGGTGTCCACTTAAACAGCGATTACAATTTTACGGACACTGAAACGAAACAATATCGATATCAAGCCGTATTTGATATTAATTATTTTTAAAAAGGAGAAATTAAATGGGAAAAGAAGCAAATGTAACGACTGCAAAACCTAAAATCGGAGGTGCGGTTTATTCTGCCCCTCTGGGAACGCCACTGCCGACAGACGCAACAACAAAGTTAGATCAGGCGTTTGAAGCACTAGGTTATATTTCAGATGAAGGTATGACCAACAGTAACTCGCCAGAGTCAGAAAATATCAAAGCTTGGGGCGGTGTCGTTGTAAGCTCAGTTCAAAAGGAAAAAACTGACACATTCAAATATATGCTTATTGAAGCATTGAATCTACATGTTTTGAAGGAAGTCTATGGACCAGATAATGTATCTGGGGATTTGTCGTCAGGAATTACCATTAAGGCAAATTCAAAAGAATTGCCACATCACTGTCTGGTTATCGAAACGGTTCTAAAAGGTGGTGTACTTAAACGTATTGTTATCCCTTCAGGAAAAGTAACTGCCATCGATGAAATCACTTATAACGATGGAAGTGTTCTTGGATATGGTACGACAGTCACTGCCTTTCCTAACGCTGCTGACGACACACACTATGAATACATCAAAGGAGCTTAACTATGTCAAAACAAAATCGTAAAAAGAAGAATAAAGGAGCTGCACCACAGATTAAAACAATCCGTGGGGTGACTTCGACCGGATTTGCTTTTGAAATCACAAAAGAGCGCTTGGAAAACTATGAGTTGCTCGAAGCAATCGCTGAAGTAGATACAAATCCGGCAGTTTTACCAAAAGTAGTACAACTCATGCTTGGCAACAAATCGGAAGATTTGAAAAATCATGTGCGGACTGCGGATGGCATTGTTCCTTTGGACAAGATTGGGAATGAAATTCGGGAAATCTTTACAAGTAAGAATCAGTTAAAAAAATAGCGCTCCTTGCTAGAATGATTCAAACAGACGAAGACGCTCTTGTTTGTGATTTAGCTGAAACCTATGGGATTTTTGATTACAGACAGTTACCTGCTGACCAGGTAGCTGTTTTTGCTTTTGGTCTGAGAGATGATTCACGGATCAAAATAGCAATGACCAATAGCAAAGTTCCTTTTGAAACCTTTTTGCTTGCAGGTGTGCTTGATAGGCTTTCTACTCTTGTGTGGTTTAAAACAACAGATGGTCAGAAAGGAATCAACAAACCATTAATGGTTGCAGAGGAGCTGACAGGTAAAACTAAAGCTAAAGAAAGTAAGGAGATGATCTTTGATTCTGGTGAGGACTTTGAAGAATATCGTCAGCAAATTCTAGAAAAGATAGGAGGTGAGGATTAGTGGCGACAGAAATAGCACAGGCTTATGTACAATTGATACCATCGGCCAGAGGTATTACTGGTAAAATCCAATCGCTCCTCAATCCTGAAGCTAGCGCAGCAGGACAAAGTGCTGGACAGTCATTAGGTTCTAGTCTTGTTAGCGTTATGACAAAGGTTATTGCAGCGGCAGGGATTGGCAAGGCCTTTTCAGCTGCTATCAGTGAAGGTGCAGCGCTTCAGCAATCGCTCGGAGGCATCGAAACTCTTTTCAAAGGTTCTGCTGACAAGGTCAAGGGATATGCTAATGAGGCCTACAAAACAACAGGTCTCTCAGCTAATGCCTACATGGAGAACGTGACAGGCTTCTCAGCCAGTCTTTTGCAGTCTTTGGGCGGTGACACAAACAAAGCCGCTGAAACAGCTAACATGGCCATGATTGATATGTCAGATAATGCTAACAAGATGGGTACATCGATGGAGAGCATTCAGCTGGCTTATCAAGGTTTCGCCAAACAAAACTACACAATGCTCGACAACCTGAAACTCGGATACGGTGGTACCAAGCAGGAAATGGAGCGTCTTTTGAATGATGCTCAGAAGTTGACTGGTGTCAAGTATGACATTAACAACCTATCAGATGTTTATAATGCTATACATGCTATCCAAGAAAATCTGGATATCACTGGTACAACTGCCAAAGAGGCGGCATCTACTTTTAGTGGTTCTTTTGAATCTATGAAAGCAGCCGCTCAGAATGTACTTGGAAAGTTAGCGCTAGGAGAGAATATCCTACCTTCTCTGCATGCTTTGCTAAAAACAACATCTACCTTTCTCTTTGATAATTTTTTACCAATGGTTGGAAATATTTTTTCTGGCCTTGGATTGGTTCTGACTGAAGGAATTAGTCAGATTGCTTCTCAGCTTTTTGGGGATGCTTTTGGAAGTGCAGTCTTTGATCAACTATCTCGTGTAACAGGAATCTTTGAGACCTTTTTTGACATGATTTTTGGGTCATTAAGTAAGCAGGATAACATTGATATTCTGAATACGATTGGTTTTAGTGAGGAAGCTGCAACTCAAATCGTCAATATTGCGGATAATATCCGAGTTACTTTTGAAAATATCGGGATTGTTGCTGGTAATGTAGCAAGCATTGTTGTTGATTTTGTTGGAGATCTGTTAGGGATTAAAGACGGAGAGCAGGGAGTGAATTTGCTAGGCATTGCCTTTGAAAGTATCACAGGTTTTATCGGAGATGCCTCTGAAAGTCTTAGCAAATTTACATCTTGGTTAAAAGATTCACCTCTTGCGTTAGATGCTTTAAAATCGGCTGTCGTTGGCATTACAAGTGCTTGGGCGGGCTATAAAGCTGTTTTAACGGTAATAAAAGGAATTGAAACAATCAGGAATGCAACTCTGGCTATTACGAATGGTCTTATGCTGGCTCAGTTCGTAAGAACCGGTGCACTCACTACCGCAGAAGCGGCGAATGCGGCTGCTACAATGGGAGCAAGTGGAGCGTTCGGTATTTTCAATGCAGTATTATCTGCAAACCCTATTGGCCTAATCGTAACGGCAGTGGCAGCATTGACCGCTGGTCTTGTATGGTTCTTCACACAAACAGAAACTGGTCAGCAAATTTGGTCATCTTTTGTGGATTGGATCAAGCAGGCATGGCAGGGAATTGCTGATTTCTTTGTCGGTCTTTGGTCTGGTATCTCTGAAGGTGCTAGCACATTGTGGGATGGAGTTGTTACAGCTTGGAATGCTTACATTGAGTCTTTAAAGGCGATGTGGACTGCTGTTGTAACTTTCTTTTCTGACTTGTGGGTAAGTATTCAGGAGGCTGCATCTGTTGCATGGACAGCTATCACAACGGTAGTGATGGCTATTGTTCAACCGTTCATAGATGGATTTATGAATATTTGGAACAATATATCAGATGGTCTTACTCAAATTTGGGAAGGGATTAAGATGATTTTTCAAGGTGTTTGGGAGTTCATCAAATCCATTTTCTTGGGCGCTATTCTGATCATCATCGACCTTGTGACAGGGAACTTCAACCAGCTAGGAGCTGATCTTTCTCTAATTTGGGAAGGTATTCAAAATGGCATTTCTATGATATGGGAGGGGATTAAAACATACTTCTCTGGAGTTGTAGATGCTATTGTTGGTTATGGTATTGCTGTTTTTGAAAACTTTTCTGCTGTTCTTAGTGCGATTTGGGAGTTCATCAAGTCGACTGCTTCAGCGACTTGGGAATGGATAAAGTCTACTGTAACAAGCTTGATTACAGGTTTGGTGCAGGGAGCTCAAAATATCTGGGATGGCTTTATGAACTTCCTATCAAGTTTATGGGAAGGTATTAAGTCAACGGCAAGCAATGCTTGGAGTTCTCTAGCATCTAGTGTTCTAAACATTATCAATGGTCTCGTATCCGGGGCGCAAAATGCTTGGAACAGCATGTCTAATGCGGTATCTAATCTTGTAAGTAATGTAACTGGATTCTTCAATCAATTGTGGAATATTGATCTATTCGCAGCTGGTCAAGCAATATTGCAAGGTTTCTTGAATGGTTTGCAGTCTATGTGGTCTTCTGTAACTGACTTCGTCGGTGGTATCGCTGGTTGGATCCGTGACCACAAGGGACCAATTGAGTATGACCGTAAACTCTTAATTCCTGCTGGTACTGCAATCATGAAAGGGTTAGACGAGGGACTGCAAGAACGGTTCAAGGGGGTCAAACAAACGGTCGGAGGTATGGCTGGTGAGATTGCGGATGTGTTTTCAGGGGATAACCTGGATCTGAACTCCTCTGCGTCTGTTACTAAAAGTCTTGAGGCGCAGTTGACTATGCCGTCGGCTCAATTTGAAGCGCATGAAAATAAAACCGTGTCTGAGATAGCGATTCTGAGAGCAAGTATGGAGAAGATCCTTACTGCTATCCTTGAAAAATCGTCAGATGTCTATCTAGATAATGACATTATCTCACTCAAAACCTACGAACAACATGGTGCAATTTATGCAAGGGAGGGAATTTAATGGATTATATGATCATCAATGGTTTTAACACCTCGACCCTTCCTGGTTGTGTTGTGACAGATTTTGGGAAGGTGGAGGCTGCTAAACCGAGAGGGGAGGTAGCCAACCTTCACGGAGTCAATGGTAGTTACCGTGTATTGGACGGTTCTTTCGACAGTTACGAAAGGACCTTCATTCTTCATGTTAAAAAAATGGTTGAGATTTCAAGTATTCTTGATAAATTTCAATCTAATGACAATGTTTTGGAGTTTAGCTATCAGCTTGGTTCATTGTTCTATGCTAATTTTGTGACTGCTAATTTTGAGCCGTTTGGGAATCATGCTTGGAAGTTAGAAATCAAGCTAGACATGCAGCCGTTTCGCTATCAAAAAGATGTAGCGCCTGTGGTTCTTACGGCATCTGGTACAGTCAACAATCCTGGGACGATTTATTCGGAACCAATCATCGAGGTTGAGGGGGATGGTGATATCTCCCTTACTATTGGCCGTAAGACCATGTATCTAGCGATTAAGACCAAGGCTACAATCGATTGTCGGCAAGGCAAGCAGAATATCTACAACGCTACTGGAGCGGTGCAGAACACGCTCCGGAAACGTGGGGGATTCTTAGAAATCCCGACAGGAAAAGTAGGTGTTTCCTATACTGGCACCGTTCGTAAGATTACTATTCGACCAAATTGGAGGTACAAGGTTTGATTTATTTAACAAATGGCAACACACCTCTGAATGCTGCTTATGAGGGTAGGATTGTCCAAGAAGATGGTAGCACCTACCAATTGAGCTTCCGATTTCCGACGTCGGATTCCTTATGGGAGAAGTTGAAGGAAGAGACATTCCTGACGGCTGACGATCTACACGGTGAGCAGGATTTCGTCATTTTTGAGGTTGAGAAGAAGCACGGCTATATTCAGGTCTATGCGAACCAAGTATTCACACTCTTGAATAACTATGTAGTCAATCCAATCTCTTTGGACAGACAGACTGGTTCGACTGCTCTCAGTCGTTTTGCTGGCGCGATCACTCGTAACA